ATCCTAAACTACAATGGCTGTGTGCAACTTCAGTGAGTCCGGGTCTGGGTTCGCAACGGCATGTTTGGATAGCTGCATCAGCAAAGAATAACAAACACAGTGATCGAAAACGCATACTATCTAAATTTTATCCCACAGCCAAAACAGATGAAATTGAATTACTTGCAGAGCTCAATGACCAAGACACCATCGATCAATATGTCAGAGATCTTGGCCAAAACACTTGATGAAGATTATCGCTGCAGATACTGCGATAAAAAGTTTGTCAAAGAAACTTCTTTGGCCAAACATCTTTGCGAACCCAAAAGACGCTTTCAGTCACGGCAGAACAAAGATGTACAGATTGGTCTACAGGCCTACTTGAGATTTTATCAATATACTCAAGGTAAGACTGATCGAACCTGGGATGATTTTTCTACCAGTCCATACTATTCTGCATTCGTGAAATTTGGAATATACTGTGTGGCCACACCTGTGTTTTCTCCATTGCAATTTTTAGATTGGCTATTAGCCGGAAATAAACGAATTGATCATTGGCCTAGAGATAGTCTCTATAATGTGTTTCTACTAGATCTATTGAAGACCGAATCGGTAGAAGATGCACTCAGTAGAGCAGTGAAATGGAGTTTAGATTGGAGTGAAGAGTCAGGAGGTGCAACCAAAGATTGCATCAGATATAGTTCACAAAATCTAATTTGTCATAAAATCTCCACTGGTATACTCAGTGGATGGGTGATTTATAATTCTGAAAGTGGTCAAAGATTTTTAAGTGGTTTAAATAGAGATCAACTCACAGTGATCTATGATTATGTGGATCCAGATTTTTGGTATAAGAAGTTTGAAAAATTTCCTGAAGATGCAACCTATGCCAAAGAAATTTTAAAAACAGCAGGATGGTAAATGGATATTGACATTGATTTTGCTGACAGATCCAAGATCTTATCTGTGATATCACATATACCCGCAGCAATTATTGACACACAGACGAAAAAACATAATACCGGAGTTTATTGTCAAAATATTCCTGTTGATCCCATCAATAGACTAGCTAGTTTAGATTATCGTGTGGCCGAATCCAGAGGATATTTTAAATTAGATTTTTTAAACATGTCTGTATATCAAAGCATTAGAGATGCAGAACACTATAAAGAATTATTGTCCAAAACGCCACCTTGGCACAAACTTTGGCAGGATCAGGATTTTGTAAGTAAATTAGTGCACATAGGAAATTACTGGGATCTGACAGAATCCATGCGGCCAGATTCTGTGCCTCGCATGGCTGCTTTTATCAGCATAATTCGTCCAGGTAAAGCACACTTACAAAAACAATCTTGGGACCAAGTATTTGCTTCGGTTTGGGATGGTGATGACAGTCGAGGATATACTTTTAAAAAAGCTCATGCCATATCATATGCACAGTTGGTCTGTCTGCATATGAATATCATTGACACAGTCTAGCAGAGTTTTTTCACTAATATAATGCTTTTGCGTTTGGTTTTGCGTCTATTGAGATTGTTCAAACTACAAATCGGACCATGAATAATAGACAGGTCTTTGTTCATAAATGTTCTCAGACTGAATTTAAATTCTTCCCAATCATTGCGTAAAAAAATGTTTATGGGAATGCTGCGATTGCTTTCCCACCACCAAACATTTGCCAACTCAAGAAAGTTACGCTTTTGATCCTCACTATGTAGTGCTCCAAAGTCATAAAGAGTAGTGACCATATTGTCTTGATTTTGTATGATACCCATGTACTCGTTTTCAGCATATACACAAAGTGTGATGAAAGGGTACTTTTTTGATAATTGTTCGAAAATGTTATTGCCCATAATTTAGGTTATTTATATGAGATCGGACAGCAACAACATTATATACTCCATAAATATACTAGGGAGATACTATGTATTCCAGTTTAATTTACATTTATCAACAAATCAGTCAAGCGGTGTCATTGGATAGCACCGGACAATATTTTGATCGGAGGTATGATCCTGTGTATTCAAAAAAACTTACAATCAATAAAGGTGTAGATAATGTCTTGTTATTTCAAATAGTAAATCAAGATCAAAAACCGGTCAATGTCACTGGCAGTGAGTTTCGATTCAGAATCATAGACACTGCTGCTAATGCCATACTATTAGAAACAGATATGTCTATACTGAGTGCTAATTTAGGTCGCATCAAAGTCACAATCACTGCTGATCAAAGCAGAGTTTTGCCCAGTGATCCCTGCAATTATGCCATAGAAAGAACCAGCGGTGTTCTGACAGAAACACTATTTGTTGATCAACAGGCCAATGGCAGAGGTGACATTGAAGTAATTGATAGTGTGTTACCAGAATTTGTGCCCAGTCGAACAGTGACTTTGCCGGACATTTATGGTCCTAATCTTTATCCAAATCCTGTGACTGATCAAGGATGGCCGGACTGGGCTAGAACCCCTCCTCCTAGTTTTCAAAACATTAATCCCATACAGTATACCAGTCAAATACCCACTAACGGGCAAGGATTCACTACCATTAGATTGAAGTTTGACCATTTTACCGGAAATGTCAATGCACAGGCCGCTGACAACTACCAAAGCGAGTGGTATAATGTAGGTCCTATGCATGTGTTTGAAAATCGCACAGAACCAGTATTTCTGCATATACAGGGCTATTATCCACTCTTGAGATTAGCGGTGAACCAATTTGGCGGAGAAACGAATGCACAGCAGGCCACTGCTAATGCTGTGATCACAGATGGAGTCATTACCAGTATTACTGTGACCAATGGTGGCGCAGGATATATTGCCACACCAAATGTCACAATAATAGGTACAGGTGCCGGTGCAGTGGCCGAAGCCACAATCAGCAATGGTGCAGTAAGTGCAATCACAGTGATCAACGGCGGAGAAGGTTATGTGGCCACTCCTACTAATACTCAGGGTGCTTTGGTAAATATCAACACTGGTTTCATTACAGAAATTACGGTTAGATAGAAGTTCAAAAAAATTGATCACAGCCAGTGTTTCATGTTATACTGGTATCATGCTAGATCTCACGCATTATTTGCCAGCACGACGAAAAACCACTAGCAGTGGTTGGATCAGTTTTAATGCTGTGTGCTGTGTTCATAATGGTCAGACAGCAGATCGTAGAACTCGCGGAGGATTGAAAATATCCCCAGAAGGTTGGGTGTATCATTGTTTCAACTGTAGATTTAGCACTAGTTATACCCTAGGTAAACCTCTGAGTTATCGCACAAGAAAACTTCTGCAGTGGTTAGGAGTTCCTCCGTCAGAAATAGAAAAAATAAATTTCGAAAGTCTTAAACATAGAAGTATTTTTGGTATCATAGAATCTCGAGCTGTTAACAAAACACAAATCTCATTTCAAGATGAAAATCTACCCGAAGGTGCTGAGTTAGTGTGTGAGCAGCATGAAGTTCAATGGAATTATTTGCGAACCAGAGCTGTACCTGAAGATTTTCCAATTTTATCAGTGACAGATACCAAAACTCACAATTGGCGTAGTAATGTCATAATACCATTTACCTGGCAAAATCGTTTGGTGGGATATACTGCAAGACTATTAGACAATCGCCGTCCTAAATATCTCACTCGCAGTCAACCAGGATATGTGTTCGGTGTAGACAGTCAAAATGATGATCAAAATTGGGTAGTAGTAGTTGAGGGGTGTTTTGATGCTCTGAGCATCGGTGGTTGTGCAGTTCTGCACAACGACATCAGTGATGCACAAGCAGAGTTAATCAAGTCTTTACAAAAAAATATTGTGTATGTGCCAGACAGAGATGTCAGTGGGTTAGAAACCATAGACCGAGCTTTAGAATTAGGATGGTGGGTAAGTTTGCCTCCTTGGCATGACAGCATCAAAGATGTCAATGATGCGGTTATAAAATACAGTAAGTTAGGAGCACTATATAGTATTTTACAGAATCGTGATAACAATCGCATTAGATTGGAATTAAAAAAAAGACAATTACTGAAAAAATATAAATCATGACCCAGGAATCATATGTTGACTGATTACACAGTAGATATACAGCGAGTATTTTTAGAAATGATGTTGCAGGATGCTGAATCTTATGTTCGCATTCAAAGTATCTATAATGCAGAAAATTTTGATCGCAGTTTACGCCCGGCAGCTGAGTTTATTCAGAGCTATAGCGATCAATACAAAACTTTACCTAACTTAGAACAAATAAATGCCATCGGCGGTGTGAAATTTCAAAAGATCGATGGTCTCAATGAAGGGCATTATGAATGGTTTTTAGATGAATTTGAAAAGTTCACCAGGAGGGCAGAACTTGAAAGAGCAATTCTCAAATCAGCAGATCTCATTGAGAAGGGCGAATATGATCCTGTGGAAAAATTAATCAAGGATGCAGTACAGATCAGTTTAGTGCGAGACATGGGCACAGATTATTTTGCTGATCCAAAATCCAGATTAGCTGCTTTAAAAAACCAAAATGGTCAAGTCAGTACTGGTTGGAGTACCTTAGATCGCATGTTGTATGGTGGATTTAATCGTGGTGAGTTGGAAATTGTGGCAGCACAGAGTGGCGGCGGTAAAAGTTTGATCATGCAAAACTTGGCTGTGAATTGGTTAGAAAAGAAATTAAATGGTGCCTACATCACACTAGAACTCAGTGAAGAACTCTGTGCTATGCGTATCGACAGTATGTTTTCTGGTATCGCCAGTAGAGACATTTTCAGAGACATTGAAAATCTGGAAATCACTATCAAGATGGCAGCGAAGAAAGCTGGTAAATTTCAAATCAAATATATGCCAGCACAGAGTTCTGTGAATCATGTGCGAAGTTACATCAAAGAACTCACAGTGAAAAATGGTTATAGATTAGATTTTCTTGTGGTAGATTATTTAGATCTGTTAATGCCCAGCAGTGTGAAAGTCAATCCCAGTGACTTTTTTACCAAAGACAAATTTGTAGCTGAGGAATTGCGTAATTTGGCCAAAGAATTAAATTTAGTTTTATTGACTGCAGCACAGTTCAATCGTAGTGCACAGGAAGAAGTGGAATTTAATCATGCACACATCAGTGGTGGCATTAGTAAAGTCAATACATCAGATAACTTTATTGGAATTTACACCAGCAGAGCCATGCGTGAGCGAGGAAAATATCAATTGCAGTTGTTAAAAACTCGTAACAGCAATGGTGTTGGACAAAAGATTGATCTTGATTTTGACCTCAATACATTAAAGGTCACTGATTCTGGACTCAGTGACAGTGACAGCACTAGTTCGGTAAACAGTATTTTAGCCAGTATCAAAACACAATCTCGCCCGACAGATTCTTCAGAAGATGAGCCTATAAATGCCGATGTGCAAAGTACAAAATTAAAACAACTACTAAATCGAATTAAAAACAGTTGAGAATCTTAGTGATTAATTATTCTGATAATATATAAATACACAAAAGGTCTTGACATGCAGAGGCGAACTCGAAGTCTATTAGATGAATTAGATAACTTATTCACTGAGCGTGATAGTAGATTGGTAATCGAAAGTCGTGCCAATAATATCATTGCTAGTGCAATAAATTTATTAGAGCAAATTGATGCTGCATTTCCGCCGGATCAAGCAGAAAATCTCTCTAGAAAATTAATCAATGCTATTAAATTTAGAGATGTTAATAGATTCACTCGTTCAGTGAGGAAATCAGATGCAAATTCATGAACTTCTACATTATAAAAAAAATCTCGCTCGAACACCATCAAATCAGAGCTTAGATGAAGCTGCCATTTCATCATACTTCAAAGCACTAGGCAATAAGGCAGGATCAGCACCAGGATCAGGATATTTGAACAGAGTGCAACAGGCCGAAGCAGAACGACAAGTACAAAAGATGTTTAAAAAAACGCTTCCCGCCTGGCGCCAGTACATTTTTCAAGTTGAACAAACCATAACAGATCCGCAGGACAAACAGAATTTTCAACTACGCAACGATGGCAAATATGAACAATATTTGACCGCTTGGATACAGTCCAATCTCATGCGAGGTCTTTATATAAATTCTGTGCAAAATGCCGGGCAGATTAATACATTGGTAAATCAATTGAGTCAAGCTAGACTACCACCGGGCAGTCAAGAAATCCTTTGGGAAAATTTAATAAGAGTCGTCGCTCAATCATTGATAGCAGTGCAACAGCAACAACAGCAGCAAAATCAACCACAACCTACTAATAATCCTCAAGGAATAGCTGCTATGTTAGCTCAACTTTTTGGTCCAGCTCCGGATAAATCTAAAATTGTCAGCGCACTAGTTCAATTAAATAATGGTAGCACACGATTTCAATCAACAGGCAATAATTTAATAGATGGATTATTAATAAGTTTAGGATTGACAGTGCTATGATACTAACTGAAGGCGGTAATGTATTTAAAGATGCCGACGGCACAGCTCTTACTCAGCGTATAAATCGTCAAGACATCATGCCCACTGTGCAATGGCTAGAAGCTGTGACAGGCCTGGATTTTACAAAAAAATTAGATCGCAACAATATACCAACAAAATGGTTAGGCAGCACAGGAAGAAAACCCAGCAGCGGAGATTTAGATCTTGCAGTGGATTTGTCTGAAATTTCCAAAGAACAGTTGCGAGAAATTTTAGTTCAATGGGCAAGAAGTCAAGGTCTAAATGATCAAGACATAGTTAATACATCAAAAAATAAAACCGGGTGGATACAATTGGCAGGTGATAGTGTACATTTTCGTGCACCAATAACTGGTAATCCGCAACGAGGATTTGTGCAGACTGATTTTATTTTTGTACCAAATCTCAAATGGGGTATTTTCTATTACAGCGGAGATCCAGACAGTGGGTATAAAGGTCTTTATAGAAATATCTTATTAAGTAGTTTAGCAAAACAGCAAAATCTCATAGCAGGAAACAAAGGGGTAATAGATCGAGCCACCGGAAAACCCGTGACTTTTGATCCAAATCAAGCTGCTAAATTATTATTAAATCCCAAAGCCAGCGAAACTGATTTGAGATCTGTAGAAAGTATATACAATGCTTTATCTACAGATCCCGACCGTGATGCAAAATTACGAGATTTCAGAGAGTATTTGACCAAAGATGGACTCAATGAACCTGGCATCATACAAGAAAATGATGTACATTTTTTAGCGAAACTGAGAGATAGAATTGTAAATCAGGGCATGAAACCCTTAATAGAAAGTGATCTAGTAAATCCTTATGCCATTTATGAAGCTGAGGAACCAGGTGTGGGAGGCCGAGCCAAGGGCATTGAACACTTGGAAGATCTTGTGTTCCGTCAAGGCACTACGGGAATACAAAAGGCTTTAAACATTGTAAAAGATGCAGCCGCTCAGCCTCGAGAAACTGTCACTGTGAAGTGGGATGGCAAACCTGCTGTGATCTTTGGTAGAAAACCCTCCACCGGTGAATTTGTGGTGACCGATGGTTCAGGATTTGATGCCAAAGGATATGATGGGTTAGCCACCAGTCCAAAGATGATGGCACAAATACAGAATGCACGAGAAGCTGGTAGAGAAAATTTAATTGCCATTTATGCTCAATTGTTTCCAGTATTGAATGCTGCTTTGCCCAAAGACTTCAGAGGTTATATCAAAGGAGATTTGTTATACACCAATACACCCCCCATAGTCAAAGGAGCATATCAATTTCAACCCAATGAAGTTGAATATCGTATACCGGTTAATAGTCCTTTAGGACAACGAATCGGTAATAGCACAATTGGTTTAGCAGTGCACTCGAGATATGATGATCAAGGGTCACCAAAACAACCCATTGGAGAGGTTAATTTTCTACCAGTAACTGGACTGATGTTAGAAAAACCAGTGAGTCTTGATACTCTGGTGCCAGACAAAACTTTAATCGCAAAAATTCGCTCATTGGTTTCGCAGCATG